GTTTTTTATTTTATTTGTTTCTGAATTTTTAATAGTGCAAGTGTATAAATTTTTATTGTCTGCATTACCATTTTTAACGTCGGTTATATGCCATTTATGATTTAAATTGATGCCGTTAAAATTTGTTTTATTTAATGAAAAAAATCTAGTATAAATTGGTAAATAGTTTTGTGTATTTGAAAAGTCGTAAGCTTCTAAAGCAAGAAAAAGTTCTGCATTTTTCCTTTTTTGATAAGTCACGTTTATCATTAGCTACTTAATATATAAATTCTATGAAGTTTTAACTTATTAAAAGCCTATAAATTGCGTTAAACAAAATTATATATTTTTCTAAATAATAATAAAATGACATTAGAGTTAAAAAAATTTGACATGAAAACTATTAGTTTTAAACCGAATGAATCTAAAGGGCCTGTAGTAGTTTTAATAGGACGCCGTGACACTGGAAAAAGTTTTTTAGTAAGAGATTTATTATATTATCATCAAGACATACCTATTGGAACTGTAGTAGCTGGAACAGAAGAAGGCAACGGATTTTATAGTAAAATGGTTCCAAAATTATTTATTCATAATGAATACAATACAGCAATTATAGAAAATATTTTAAAGCGACAAAAGAGTGTTTTAAAACAGATAAAAAAAGAAATTGAGACCTTTAAAAAAAGCACAATAGACCCACGAACTTTTGTCATTCTTGATGACTGCCTTTATGACGGAACATGGACTCGTGATAAGATGATGCGCCTTCTTTTTATGAACGGGAGACACTGGAAGGTTATGCTTATTATAACTATGCAATATCCATTAGGTATACCTCCTACATTGAGAACAAATGTGGATTATGTTTTTATATTGAGAGAACCTTATATCGCAAATAGAAAGCGTATATTCGATAATTATGCCGGAATGTTCCCCACATTTGAGAGCTTTTGTCAAGTAATGGATCAGTGTACAGAAAACTATGAATGTTTGGTGATTAATAATAATGCAAAATCTAACAAACTCCAAGACCAAGTATTTTGGTATAAAGCTGATTCTCATAATGATTTCAAACTAGGGTCTAAAGAATTTTGGGAATTATCAAAAGACATGGAATCTGATGATGAAAATGAAAAATATGATCCGGGAAATGTTAAAAAACGTGGACAGGGCCCAAAAATAAGCGTCAAAAAGACAAAATGGTAATACTTCTGCAGATTAAGGCGCAGAAGTATTAGTTTTTGCATGTAACTAACTACTAGTTAATTAATTTTTTAATTAATCAAAGAGAGCAGCATGTATACGAAACACCCGCATATGGATTTCCTACGCAACCAAGACCTTGAGAATAAGTGCAAACATTATCAGTAAAGTAATAGTTGTTTGTTCCTAATTGTTGCGCACAATAACTACACATCCAAGAGCAACCAGTACCTTGAGTAACTGAAAATGTTACACATTTGTTGCTTGGAATAATGCGTTTGCGTGAATCGCATTGCTGCGCACTAGAGGAAGAAAGCACAAACGAAAGAGCAAAAAGAAGCAATGACTTAACGAATGTTCTCATTATGTCTAAATTACATATTATGCCTTTAAATTAATTTTAATATGCATATTGTTTGCGTGTTTTATTTTTTAATGAGCGGCGCAAACTTTTTTTCATACGAAACCCTTTTCTTTTATATTTTTTTGCCGTAGCATTAATATTTGTAACATATATAGGTTTTATTAAATCTCCAATACGTAAATTATTCTGTTTAACAAATCCAGAGTTTATTTCTATAATAAATTTTGAAGGACGCATAACATACACTAAAGATAAATTGAGTGGACTCGTTTTTTCCGAAAAACCCACAACTTTGAAGTTTTCGTCCATAAAAATAACATCCAAACTTACATATGTATTCTTCATCCAAAACTTATGAATTTTATTTTCAGGCATACAAAATAACGCACCAGTGTCTCGCTTTAGATGCGTAACAAACATTAGCCCATTTATTATTTCATGAGGTGTTTTAAAAATTTTATTTATTTTAATAGAAATGGCATTGTTCATTTATATTAAAAAAGATAAAAACTATTATTCAAACTTGCGTTTAGTCATTCTTTGATTTTGCAAATGGACCACTTAATAATTGGCTTTGACCATTATCCGTTTTCCCAACGACGATATTTTCTCCTTCAAATAACTCACTTCTAATGTCTGCGACTGAAATAACATCATTTTCTTTTTCTTTCAAATTGCTCTCGGTTGTATTCATGTTTGCAACACTTATCAAATTTCCTGCATCGTCAATTGTTTGCGTCAAGGTGCTTCCTGTCTTCTCTGCATTTTTAACATTATCCTCAATAGCCTTCTTCTTACTTTCTTTAACCCGCTGCTCAAAAGAATTCTTGGCATTTGCTTCATTTTTATTCTTTTCGCTCATCAGCTGATTCAACTCCTCTTCCATGTATTCTACGCGCCCAGTTTTATATGCTTCAGGGTCCCAAGGCATCCAAAGACCAACTGGACCAACAAAAACATCATGACTTGGGTCAATTTCTCTCAACATTTTACATCGCAATTCTGCTTCTTCCATAGACGAATAGGTGCCTCTCACTTTCAATCCTCTCGTGCATGTTTGAAAATTATGTTTAATTCCAAACTTCTTCTCCAGTTCTTCTTCATTATTATCTAAAAATGTCTTATATTCATCTTCAAACTCAGATTTAGCAATATTTTCTTTTTCTTCTTTTACAAACTCCTGAAAGTCTTTGGTTACATCATCAAACGTTAACTTGTATTTAAATGAAATAAAATTAAGAAACTGGATAAATTTTTCCATTGACTTATTAAACTCCCAAGTCTTTAGGAATTCTTCAAAGAAAAACATTTCCTTTTGTTTCAAAATTTTTTCAGGAGAAACAAAACTTACACAAACAAATTTTTGCCCAGCAATTGGTTTATCTTCCTCTAATAAATCAACATATTTAGGATTTACATTTCCTTTATTGTCAAGTTTTTTCTCAAAACTAGAATCTTTAGAACCGCTCATTTTTATTTATAGGCATTTAATTTTAAGTTTTTTATCGCATTATATATATTTTTTTCTTAACATTATTTATAATGAGTGGCATGTTCGACCTCAATGAACTTGTTAAGAGAATAATCAAGTACCTTGTTGAAGGGTTAATGGTTGCGATTGCGGCGTATGCTATTCCTAAACGTTCGTTAAACCTTGAAGAAATTGCGCTTATTGCGTTGACCGCTGCTGCAACTTTTAGCATCCTCGATACGTACGTTCCTTCTATGGGCGTGACTGCCCGTTCGGGTGCCGGATTCGGCATCGGCGCAAACCTTGTTAGATTCCCTGGCGGGTTTTAATAAGTTTGCATAAACGAACAAAAAAACAACGAACAAAAAAACAAAAAGAAAACAAAAAGAATAATATATTAAATCTGTTAATATATTATTATTAGATGCAAAAATTAAAAAAAGTTTATAGTGGCGGACAGGATAGTTCCATTGATGACTCGGATTTACAAGAACATGAAGACCTGGGGCTAGATGAAATAAGTGAAGGAGAACTTTCATTCATTTCAAATGCAGAAGACGATGAACATGTTTTAGATTTAAGCGATAATAACGAATTAAATATGAACAATATTTCTTTAAGTGACATAACTGACGAGGAATCATTTCCTTCTAATAATAATTTTCCATCCGAACAACAAAACTCATCGTTTTTAAATTTAGGTTCTAACTTTGATTCTGGTTCTCTACATTTAAGTGATTTAAATAATAATAATTCTAAAAGCACCACTAGAGAGGAAATATCATTTGGTGGTAAAAGAAAAACTAAAAAAAGAAAAACACATAAGAAATTAATAAAAAAATTTAAAAACACAAAAAAACGCACAATGCATTTTTCAAAAAAAATGATTAAAAGAAGAACTAATAAAAAATTAAAATTTGAGACAAAAACAAAGTCTGCAACAAAACCCAAGGTAAAAACAATAAAAAAAATAGGTGGATTTATTGGCGATAACGGCTCTGATATGGAGAGATACGGCGAGACAAATCCGTATTCAGTTGATATAGATTCAGACCCTAGATTTTAAATCTTGAATAATTTTTTAGGGTTGCAACCAATAACAATTTAAATTGTAGGGATAAATTCCCAATCAAGAGCTTCACAAATCTTTTTCCAAATGGCATCCTGGTCAATCCGCTTCTCTCTATCTTTTAACATAGGAAAATGCCCCAAATATTGGTTTTCTCCAAGAAGTTCGCATAATTTATAGGCAGTATAATAATAGTTTAAAAAATTAACTCTATCATCTGGGCAAAATTTTGAATATGGAGCTTGCAACTCCATGAAAAGATTGAAAAGCGTATCTTCCAACTCTGGTGACATTACAGGAGGTTTAATACCTAATTTATCTTTAATAAATGGAATGTGTTCATAAAATTTATTATATCCCAGTTTTTTCAATATTTCTTTAGTTTTATGATTTGAAATTTGAGCCATTTCTATTCTCTCCTTTTTAATTTGTTGTTTAATGTTTTCAATTACTTCTTCTGGAATTTGAGTCGTTTCTTTGCCTTGAAACTGAGCAATAATTTCTTTAAAATGATTAATTCGTTTATACGCGTAAAAACATACTTCTTTAGGGGGTTCTTTATATGAAGGTTTCTCGTTTTCAATTAAATATGGAACGTTTCTTGAACAAAGATTACAAATTAAAACTCCTTCATCTTCTAATGGTATCAGTTCTCCTTTGTAACAATGTTGGCAAATATCCGTTGGGTTAATAAATGAATTTACATCTAAAAAAGAATCGTCTATGTTACTCAAGTATTTTTGAACAATATTACTTGTTTTGCTCTCAGTTTTGTTTCCATCTTCATTTTTAATTTTGAAAAAATTGTCAATAGCCTTATTTTTATAACTTGGAGCGGCGCCTTTAGAAATATTTTTTTTATTTTCAAAATAATCAAAAATATATTTTGCATTATCCAAAAAATAATCTTTCTTTTTAGCTTTTTTCATTTTGATAGTTTCGTCAATTTCGCTGATTCTATCAAGAATATTCATTTTATTTTCAATAGACAACTCTTTATTTTCACTCAAATCAACATTTTCAAGTTGTTTTTGTAATTCATGCTTTTCTAATTTAAGAGTCGGTATTTTATCATTCTCATCTTTAGAAAACTCATTTATGAATTCTTTGTGCTTGCCATCCAATGTTGTTGAGTTTTTCTTACTGATTTTAGTTTTTTTGATTGTTTTTGGTTTAAATGACGGCATTCTAAAATATATAATGATAATTTATTTAATTTATATTTTCAACTATTAATAAATTGCATACAAAACAATTTAACCTGAATTAAGGATTTATCGATTTAAACAGCAGATTTTTTTTAACGTTTATACAAACTAAACTAGTTCAAAAATAAGCAAAGTTTTCTTTATTTTATTTAATGGAAATTAATGTTAATGTTAGCGAAAGCGACAATATTAAAATAGATAATGTCAGGTTTCAAAAAATGCTATTCGTCTATAATGCTTTAGAAGAAGGATGGAGCATAAAAAAAAACAATGACTCTTTTATTTTTTCAAAAAACCATGAAGGTAAAAAAGAAATTTTTCTCGAATCATATTTGTCTAGATTCATAACATCAAATTTTGACTTGAGCAAAATTCTTAGATAAATGTCATAGTTATATTTATTTTAATTAATTTTTATTTAAAATAAAAAATCAAAATTTTTTTTCTTTAGCAATATTATAAAATGGGAGGAGGTCTTATGCAACTCGTCGCTTATGGCGCTCAAGATGTTTACCTTACAGGTAACCCTCAAATTACTTTCTGGAAAGTAACTTACCGCAGATACACTAACTTTGCTATTGAATCCATTGAGCAAACTTTCAACGGCCAAGCCGATTTCGGACGCCGCGTGCAATGCGTGATCTCCAGAAATGGAGACCTCGCTTACCGCACATATCTCCAAGTCACCCTTCCCGAGATCAACCAACTTATGGGTGTTGGCGCCTACGTGCAAGGCCAAGGCAGCGGCGTGTATGCCCGTTGGTTGGATTTCCCTGGTGAGCAACTCGTTGCCCAAGTTGAGGTCGAGATTGGAGGCCAACGCATTGACCGCCAATATGGCGATTGGATGCACATCTGGAACCAGCTCACCATGACTTCCGAGCAACAACGTGGCTACTTCAAGATGATTGGCAACACCACTCAACTCACCTTCATCACTGATCCCTCTTTCGCTGACGTTGACGGCCCTTGCGACTCCCTTGCTCCTCGCCAAGTTTGCGCTCCTCGTAATGCTCTTCCTGAGACCACCCTCTATGTGCCCCTCCAATTTTGGTTCTGCACAAACCCCGGACTCGCCCTCCCCCTCATTGCCCTCCAATACCACGAGGTCAAG